GAGCAAGAACTCCTAAAGGACAAAGCGGTAGCGGTACTACTTGACGTTTGCGCTTATTACGAGACGCCTTTTACAAGAATACTAAGCCGTTATCGAGGTCCTAAGTACGTTAGAATCCGAAAGATTGCCTGTTACTTAATGAAAGTAAAAACCAACCTTCCTTGGGGTAAGATTGGGGAAGTAATGAAGATCGACAGGACAAGCGTACATAGGAACTATAGTATAATTAAGGCCGAGGTAGAAGGTAAAAAGAATACCGAGACTAAAAAGGATGTTAACAATATTTTATTACTTATTTTATAGATATTCTCACAAAAAGAAACTATATTAGCACAAAATTAAACGTTATGAATAACCAAATCGAAAAGACACAAAGTACAATTAGCTTTAGCAAAGAGCAGTTAGAGTTAATTAAAACCCAAATCGCACCCGAAGCGACTAACGACGAACTGCAGTTATTTTTATATACTGCGAAGCGTTCCGGATTAGATCCATTGGCGCGCCAAATTTATTGCATACATAGAAGCGTTAAACTACCTAACGGGCAGTACGGTAAAAAAATGACCGTTCAAACTTCTATTGACGGGTTCCGCGTAATCGCTGAAAGGTCCGGATTATACGGAGGACAAGGGGAGCCTATCTTCGACTACAATCCGGAAGGCGATCCTATTTCCTGTAAAATATCGGTATTCAAATTTAGAGGAGACGTAAGATACGAAGCTGCAGTAGGCGTAGCGTTTTTTAGTGAATATGCACAAACGGACCGAAACGGTAATCTTACCGGATTATGGGCTAGCAAAAAGCGAATAATGTTACAAAAGGTTGCAGAAAGTTTGGCACTTCGTAAAGCGTTCGCGCAGGATCTAAGCGGGTTATATATTTCGGAAGAAATGCCTCCGGCGGAAGAGACTGTAGTAACTGCTTCTTACATTAAGTCGCACGATAACCAAGAAGACCTAGAGTTAGCTATAGATAGTTGCGAAACTACTAAGGAACTAAAATCCCTTTACGATCTTAACGAGGCTATAGTTAAGGATCTAGAAATGGGGCCTTTATTTACTGAACGCAGAAAAAAATTAAAGTAATGAATCTAATATATAAACTAGAAAGCTTACGCGCTAACGTTTGGTATTGGCAGGGCCTTTACGATAGATCCGATTCTACAAATGCGCGTAAATTGCAGGATAAGTTAAATAGTGCTAAGGAGTTATTAAAAGCGTTTAAACGCGATAAAATGCCGCACTTATTAGAGCAACCTAAAAACAATTTTAACCCTATTCCTTTCGTCCCTATGGATCAATGGACGGAGGAATTAGAACAAACTTTAATAAAATAATTATGAACTGTCAAGATTGCAAATTCCTTTTAAGTCAAGACGACGGGTATAGTAATTGGACCGTAACTAATACCGTAGTTAGCTGCTTAAAAGGTAAATTTAAAGACATAGAAGATTCCTATACTTGGGAAGAAAAAAAGTTTTACGATCAATTTAATAACTGCGAACACTTTAAAGAGGGTTGCGGTCCTACTTTTGACGTAGACGGGGAAATAACTATAGAAGACTACAAAGACGACGAAGAGGTCTACCAATTATTAGTTAAACATAAAAACGATTAATTATGCCATTTTCTACTTGCTGCGGCGCACATACTAACTTCCCCGAAATCGATATTTGTCCGGAATGTTTGGATCATTGCGATTGGGAAGAGGAAGACGAAGACGATATACTAGAAGACTTAAAAAACGAAGACGACTTAGACGATTCATTAATTAAAAAAAATTGTAGTAATGATTAAAACACAGGTAATAGGACACTTAGGCAAAGATGCCGTAGTAAATACCGTAAACGGTAAAACAGTAATTAACTTTAGCGTAGCACATACGGAAAAGTTTAAGGATGCAAGCGGAGCAGTAAAAGAAAAGACTACTTGGGTAGACTGTTCTAATTGGACCAATAAGACCGCTATAGCGCCTTACTTAAAAAAGGGAACCCAAGTATATGTAGAAGGAACTCCGGACTCTAGAGCGTACTTAAACGCAGACAATAAGCCGGCCTCTAGTATTTCTCTAAGAGTTTCTAGTATTCAGTTACTAGGAAGCCCCGAAAAAAACGAAGTAACCAACGCAGAAGGTAAAAGAGAATACGCTCCGAATCCTGCTCCAATAGCAGAAGAGGACGGCGATCTACCTTTCTAATTATTAATTAACTAAACTTTAACGTTATGAAGACGCTATTCGACGAATTAGAAACAAAAGAGTTCATTTGGTTTAAGGAGTATCACAAAGAAAACCCGCAAATATACGAGTACTTTAAGAGGTATACTTTTAAGTCAATAGAGCGCGGGTTTAAGAACTTATCCGCAGAATTTATCTTTAATATTATCCGTTGGGAAACTCCGGTAAAAACAAACGGAGACGACTTTAAGGTTAACAATAACGCCAAGCCTTTTTATTCTAGATTATTTATGAAGGAGTACCCCCAATACGAGGGATTCTTTAGAAAAAGATCCAGTAAGGCAGACGAAGTTTATATTTAAATCAATTTATTATGAAACACGCTTCTCTATTTAGCGGGATTGGTGGGTTTGACTTGGCGGCCGAATGGGCGGGTTGGGATAATATTTTCCACTGTGAGTGGAACCCTTTCGGACAAAAAGTTCTTAAATATCATTTTCCAAAATCAATTAGTTACAATGACATTACTAAAACAGACTTCAATATTTACCGAGGACGAATTGACGTCCTTACAGGAGGATTCCCCTGCCAACCTTACTCTACTGCAGGGCTTAGGAAAGGCAAAGAAGACGATAGACACTTATGGCCCGAAATGCTTAGAGCAATCCGAGAAATCCAACCTCGGTGGGTTGTGGGCGAAAACGTTCGCGGGCTTGTTAATTGGGGGGGGGGAATGGTATTCGAAGAGGTGCAAGCTGACTTGGAAAAGCAAGGTTATGAAGTTCAACCGTTTATTATTCCTGCTGCAGGCGTCAACGCACCGCATAGAAGGGAGCGAATTTGGTTTATTGCTTACGCCTACAACAAGGGAAGAAGTCCAAGACTTAGCAAAGTTCAAAGCAAGAATGGAAAAGTACCCAAATGGGACAACAATGCCAAATTTAGCAACTCAAATGATAGGGTTATTACCAACCCCAATGGCTTCGGAAGGAACAAAAATGACAGGATCAATAACGGAGAATCAAATGAGTTTAACAAAAATGGTAAGACAGGGGATATTACCAACTCCTTCGGCGTTCGATTGGAATACTGCGCAGAAACAAGACAAGTACAAAAAGAGACAAGAAATGCAGAAGGAGAAAGGGATAAGTCTTCATTATCCTTTAAAACAAATGGCAATGGATATAAATCCAAATGGGAAAACTTCCCAACTAAGTCCGCAATTTGTGGGGGAAATGATGGGCTTTCCGGAGAATTGGACGGAATTACCTTTTCTAAATGGAGAAAAGAATCAATCAAAGCCTACGGAAACGCAATAGTCCCGCAGGTAGCTTTTGAAATATTTAAAACGATAAATACTTTTGAAAGTATAGAAAATAATATTTAATTTAGTGTTCGAGTGTTGCAGACTCTTTTAAAACTTTTTGGCCCAAGGTGGCGTAGGTACTGCAACGACCTACAAAACTGCGGGCTATTTTTATTATGGCAATATTTAGAAAAGTTCACGTCTCTTTTTGGAGGGACGAATTTATCGAAGGATTAACGCCGGAGCAGAAGTATTTCTACTTATACCTGCTTACCAACGATAGGACTACCCAATGCGGGATCTATGAAATTACGATCCGACAAATGTGCTTCGATACAGGTTATAACGACGAAACAATTAAGAAGCTATTAGAATACTTTATAAGCAAAGGACGCTTAATGTATTCCGAGTCTACAAAAGAAATCGCTTTAAAGAATTGGTCCAAGTATAACGATTCAAATAGTCCGAAGGTTAGGGCTTGTATCGATAAGGAGTTAATTAAAGTAAAAAATAGAGTATTGATAGAGTATCTATACAGTATCGATACACATACGCAAGAAGAAGAAGAACAAGAAGAAGAAAAAGAAGAAGAACAATACATAAACATAGATTTCGAGTTTTTTTGGATAGAGTACGACAAAAAGGTAGGGGATAAGCAAAAGTTAATAAAAAAATGGAATAATTTAACGGATGCCGAGCGCGAAAAAATAATGCAGTACTTACCTTCATATAAGCAGTCGGTTCCCGATAAGCAGTTCCGCAAAAACCCCGAAACATTTTTTAATAATAAATCTTGGAATGATGAAATCGTTAGCAGAATTAGTCCCGCAATCAATAAACAATCTTACGCCGAGCGTGAGTTCGAGAAGCTTAAAAACTTATGATCTACTAGAGAAGCACGAACTAAAAGTAGTCGACGCCTTAGAAACTATGGCTATAGGTAGATGCTCTAGGATAGAAGTAAAAGAACACTTAAAGACCTGTTTACATTTTAGCGGATGCACTATACCAACGCCGGAAGAGTTCGACTTTATGGTAAATTTTGTAATAGATAACTATAAAAGATTTTGCATAAAGGAGTTAGGCTGCGCGTTTGAGTTATACGCTTTAAACAAACTAGACGTAGACAAAGCGATTAAGTTTACTCCTAAATTTGTGGGCGAAGTACTAAGCGCCTACGAAAAGATAAGCGTTAAGGTTCGCAAAAGTATAGTAGTAATAGAGCCGGAGCCTCCGATTATTGAAATAAGCGACGACGAAATCTTAGACTATGTTACCGAGTATTGGAATACTTCTACTCGTAGGAATTACGTTTTACTTAATGAAAAGGCCTTCGATATACTTTGGAAAAGAAAGTTAATTAATTCTACTAACTTAGACAAGGTAACCGCCGAAGCTATAAAAAATAAAATTATAGGAATGTTATCCGCTTCCGATAGTAAGCTAGATAAGGAAAACCTACAAAAGGATCATTTTATTAAAACACAATGCAAGAAGTACGCCTTAATGCTATATTTAAACGGCGAACTATAAACTAATACCGCCTCGAGAAATTAAATATTTTAAACAAGATAGTAATTACGGGAACTTGGGGCGGTTACTTTTAAATTATGAAAACAGTTATTTTTATTTACCAACTTATTAAGTTTATACTTATTTCGCTTCCTTTAGCTTTAATGTTATGGCTAACCGCGTCTACCTACTTCGAGGTAAAAAGAATTTTATATAAGAATAAGTTATAATTTTACGAATGACATTAAAGCCGTTACCGAAACTACTAGAGCAGACTCAAAAGGTTTTTAACGCTTATATTCGAAATAGAGACCAAGGGCAGTCCTGCATATCTTGCGGATCTAACCAAGCTAACCAAGCCGGACACTACTTCCCCGTTAAGGGATTTTCGGTCCTTCGGTTTAACGAGTATAACGTTAACTTACAATGCGCCGCCTGCAATATGTATAAACACGGTAACCAAGCTATGTATAGAATAGGCTTAGTTCAAAGGATCGGGGAAGAGCAAGTAGTTAACCTAGAACGAATCGCAGTTAACGAAAGGGTTAAGAAATGGACTAGGACCGAACTTTACGAACTAATAAACACTTATAAAAATGGCAAAAGCGACTAACTCGGGTAAAGTAAACTTCGGACGCCGTAAAGGCGGGAAGGCTACAAAAACAAAAGGACCAAAACAAAAACCGACCAAGCCTTACAAAGGGCAGGGAAAATAAAAGTTATGAAAATAGAAGAAATAAGACCTAACCCGTCTAACCCCCGCTACATTAAGGACGATAAGTTCAAGAAGCTAGTAGACTCTATTAAAGCCTTCCCCCAAATGCTAGAGTTAAGACCGCTAGTTATCGACGAAAATAATATCGTCCTAGGTGGCAATATGCGTCTTAGGGCCTGTATCGAAGCAGGCCTTACGGACGTACCTGTAACGCAAGTAATGAATTTTACTAAGGAGCAGAAGGAGGAATTTATAATAAAGGATAACTCTTCTTATGGCGCTTGGGATTGGGACGTTCTAGGTAATGAGTGGGACGATAAGCCGCTAGAAGATTGGGGACTAGACCTCCCTACAATGGACCGAGAAGAGGAGCCTAAAACCGAGAAGGATAATAGCAAAGCAGCGAAGGAATGTCCTAACTGCGGATTTAATCTTTAACTTTGTAATATGGCAAATAATGACATAATAAAAAAGGCTATGATAGAGGCGCTAGAAAAAAGCCTCGGAATCGTAACTACGGCCTGTAAAATGGTCGATATATCTAGGGAGACTCACTACCGTTGGCTAAGAGAAGACGAAGCCTACAAAGAGGCTGTAGAGGCTATAGCGGACCTTACCTTAGATTTCGTAGAAAGCCAACTACATAAACAAATCCAAAAGGGGGAAGTTACTTCGACGATCTTCTACCTTAAGACAAAGGGTAAGAAGCGCGGATTCATAGAGAAGCAAGAAATAGAACACTCCGGCAATATGCAAGTAAATTGGGTAGAGGAGAAAACTTACGAGCCTAAAACAGGTTCTTTATAAACTTATGAAGCTAACAATAAAGCAAACGATAGCTTTAGATTATTTAGAGGACGATATTACTAGGGAGTTACTTTTCGGTGGCGGAGCCGGCGGAGGTAAGACGGCGCTAGGATGTTACTTTCAAATTAAGCGAAGACTTAAGTATCCCGAAAGTAGAGGACTAATAGGAAGAGCGGTCCTTAAAACTCTAAAGGAGACTACCTTAGTTTCTTTCTTTCAAGTGGCCAAAATGCAGGGGCTTTATGCCGGCCAACATTACCGCTATAACGCCCAATCTAGCCAAATAGATTTTTTTAACGGATCGGTTATCCTGCTTAAGGATCTATTCCAATACCCAAGCGATCCTAACTTCGACGAATTGGGTTCTCTAGAAATTACCGACGCCTTTATAGACGAGGCTAACCAATGTACCGACAAAGCTAGAAACGTAGTTAAGTCGCGTATTAGATTTATGCTAGACGATTACGGCTTAATACCTAAGAGTCTTTATACCTGTAACCCCGCTAAGAATTGGACCTATTCGGACTTCTATAAGCCGAATCGCGATAACGTATTAGATCCCGATAAAAAGTTCGTCCAATCTTTAGTAGACGATAACGCCAACGTTTCTAAGTATTACAAAGAGAATTTGTTAACTTTAGATAAAGAAAGTAAAGAGCGTCTATTATTTGGTAATTGGGAATACCTTAGCGATCCTTCAAGTTTGATAGAATATGATAAGATTATTAACTGTTTTAGTAACTCCTTTATTCCTACTAGCGATCCTTTTATTACTTGCGACGTTGCTCGTTTCGGTAATGATAGTACAGTTATTGGCGTTTGGTTTGGGTTCCGTGTTAAAATTTTTCGCTACGCTAAGAAAAGCATAGTAGAAGTAGCGGACATAATCAAAGCT